TGACCGGCGGCACTTGGGCTCGCGCCCGGTGGGAGCAACAGGTCCGGGAGTGGTTCGGCGAGATCCCCGACTTCGTCTTCACCTTTGATGCCGGGTTGCTGGCGGGCGCCGAGGACTTGGTGTTCTGCGCGACGTGGGAGCACGAGCTGTTCCATGCCGGCCAGGCGCTCGACGAGTACGGCGCGCCGAAGTTCCGCCGTGACGGCCGGCCGGTGTTCGCGCTGGTGGGCCATGACGTGGAAGAGCACGTCGACATCGTCGCCCGCTACGGCGTCGCCGGCGGCGCGGGCCAGACCCGCGAGCTGGTGGCGGCAGCCGGCCGGCGCCCGCTGATCGGCCACGCCACGGCGGCGCTCGCCTGCGGGACCTGCGCACGGAGGGCGGCGTGACGACGATCGTCGGCGTCCGCCTGGGCGACACGGTCGCTCTCGCCGCAGACCGCCGGAGCGCGTGCAACGGCGGCAGCGACATCGTCAGCGAGACGCAAACGAAGCTCCTGCGCGCGGGGTCGTGGGCGCTTGGCAGCTCGGGTTCCCGCCGGCTCTTCATCGTCGCGGAGCGGCACGCGGCGAAGCTGGCGGAGACCGAGAGCATCTTCGACTTCTGCGAGGTCCTTCGCCGGCTCCTGCGCGACGATGGCTGGAAGGTGGAGAGCGCGGATCCCGGCCCCGCCAGCATGGGAGCGCAAGGGATCGTGGTGGCGCGGCCCAGTGGCCTGTGGCACTTGGGCGCCGACTTCGGTTACGGCGAGATCGCCGAGGGCTGGCCGATTGCGACAGGGTCGGGCTGCGACTGGGCTGAAGGTGCGGCAACGGCAGCGCTGCGCATGGGGGCAACCCCAGTGCAGGCGGTCCGGATGGGGGTCGAGGCCGCGGCGCGGTACGACGCGTACACGGGCCAGGGACTGGACATCATGGAGCTGGGGCCGGAAGTTGCCGTAGAAGCTACAGACGCGCGCGCGTGCGCGTGCAAGACCGGTTATGCTCAGGGTGAGCATGGCGCGAGCCGGACCGCCCAACCCCATGAAACCCCGGCCGCTGGCGCCACTTCATGAGCGAGAGGCCACTCTGCGGCGCGAAGAAGAAGCCGCAGCAGGGCGGCGGGACCTGCAAGGCCGGGGCCGGCAAGGGCACCGACCATCCCGGTGTCGGCCGGTGCAAGCACCACGGCGGGCGGACGCCGATCAAGCACGGCCGCTACTCGGACGTGGCCCGCGCGCGGCTCGGGCCAGCGCTCGCCGCGATCGAGGCCGACCCGGACCCGCTCAACCTCATGCCCGAGCTGCACCTGCTCCGCGGCCTGGCGCAGTACCACCTCGCGACCTACGGGGCGACGCCGGTGAGCGCCGACCTTCTCGAGCGCGTCATCCGGGCCGTGGACGCCATCCAGAAGCACAAGGCCAAGAGCGCCGTCACCCTCGAGACGCTGAACCGGGTCGTGGAGCAGATGGGAGTTGCGGTTGCCCGCCACGTTAAGGACCCCGCGGTTCTCGCCGCCATCGAACGCGACTGGGGCACTCTCAGCCTCGGTTAGCCAGGCGGCGCTGCGCGGGCTGCGGGGAGCGCCAACGCCAGGATCGTTCGCGCGGTTCGTCGGGCAGGTGGATAGGCGTTACCAGTGGTACCGCCACAGCAAGGTACTGGGCAACGTGCTCGAGCGGGTTGCCCGCGGCGAGCTGGCGCGGGTCATGGTCTTCGCGCCGCCTCGCCACGGCAAGAGCCTGCAGGTGTCCCGTCTTTTCCCGGCCTACTACCTTTCGATGTTTCCGGATCGGTGGGTTGGGCTGGCGAGCTACGCCGCGGAGCTGGCGTACACGCACTCGCGCGCGGCTCGCGACTACTACGTCCTGGGGAAGCGATCGCTGCGGGGCGACGCGGCGGCGGTGAAACACTGGGAGACGGGAGGGGGCGGGGGGTTCTGGGCAACCGGTGTGGGCGGGCCAGCGACCGGCAAAGGGTTCCACATCGGGATCATCGATGACCCGATCAAGAACGCCGAGGAGGCCCGATCTGAGGTCATACGCGAGAAGCAGTGGGACTGGTTGCGTTCGGTGTTCTACAGCCGAGAGGAACCTGGCGGCGCGATCATCCTCATCCTCACCCGCTGGAACGAGGACGACATCGCGGGGCGTGCGCTGGCGGCCGAAGAGGAAGAAGAGGATGAGCGTGAGGGCTGGCACGTTGTGCGGCTGCCGGCGGTCGCCGAGGAAGCGGCGGCAGAGCGACCTGCGTTCTCGATGGAACCAGATTGGCGCTCGCCAGGCGAGGCGCTATGCCCGGAGCGCTACCCTATCGAGAAGCTGCGCCGCCTCGAGCAAAGACTCGGGCCGTACTACTGGGCAGCGCTTTACCAGCAACGGCCGCGGCCGCGAGAAGGCTCGCTCCTCAAGTGGGCGTGGTTCGAGATTGTCGATGCCGTTCCGGCAAACGCTAGGAGGGTCCGCTACTGGGACACCGCGGGAACCGAAGGCGCGGGCGATTATACCGCTGGATGCTTGATGTCTCGTGCGCCGGACGGGATCTTCTACATAGAGGATCTGGCGCGCGGGCAGTGGGCGCCCGGACGACGCGATCTCGAAATTCAAGCGGTGGCGAAGCGAGACAAGGCCCTCTCGCCACGGGTCGAGATCTGGCTAGAACAGGAGAGCGGCGTGGCCGGCAAGGAGCGAACCCAGGCGACTATCAAGGCGCTTGCTGGGTGGACCGTCCATGCCGAAGCGGTGACGGGCGAGAAGACATTCCGCGCAGAACCCCTCGCCGCACAGGCAGAGGTGGGCAACGTCAAGGTGGTGCGGGGCACCTGGAATCATGCGATGCTCACGGAGTTCTGCGAGTTCCCTTATGGTAAGAATGACGATCAAGTGGACGCGGCCTCCGGGGCGCTGAACAAACTGCTGCTAGAGCCGGTCCACCAGGTGACCGCGGGCCACATGCGGAAGTAGAGGAGAACCGATGCTTGACACCCCGAGCCTGCTGGCGAAATCCCCGGAGTACGCGGCGCTGGAGCCGGCGCGGACCCTCGTCAGGGACCTGATGGGCGGCACGCGCGCCGTGCGGGCGAAGGGCACCTGCTACTTGCCGAAGTGGGAGGGCGAGGAGGAGGGGATCGCGGGGGTCAAGGGCTACCAGCGCCGCCTGGGGACGGCGGTCCTCGAGCCCTTCTTCGACGACGCGGTGCGCGACCTTGCGGGCAGGGTCTTTTCGAAGGACGTGATAGTGGGCGCGGACGTGCCGGTTGCGATCCGGGGTGACGAAGTGGAGGGCGTCGAGGGGCTGTGGGAGCGGATCGACAATGCCAAGTACAACGGCCACGAGTTCCTGCGCCGGGTGTTCTTCTCCGGGATCTCCGAGGGCGAGTGTGCGGTCCTGGTCGAGCACACCCCACCGGCGCCGACGACGAACCCGCGAGGCCCCACGCCGAAGGAGATCAAGGAGGCCCGGGCCCGCCCCTACTGGGTCCGCGTGGACTCGATCAACATCCTGGACGTGGTCGAGACGACGGAAAACGGCCGGCCCGTGCTCACCTACGTTCGGATCCGGGAGGCGGACAGGATCGAGGGCGAGGGCAAGGAGCGCAAGGCGATCCCGCGGGTGCGCAAGCTGTTTCGCGGCGACCGGCGACGCGTCGGACCCGGCGGTGAGAAGCTTCCGGGGTACCACACCCGCTTTGAAGTCTGGGAGATCCGCAAGGGTGAGGGAGTGCAGGAGACCGAGGTCAAGGCCGAGTTCGGCGAGATGCGGCCGCAGACCGAGATCCCCTTCGTCCGCTTCCGTCCAGAGGAGGACGGCGCGCCGCCCCTGGAGGACCTCGCCCATGCCAACATCCGCTACTTCCGTCAGGAAAGTCAGCTCGACCACAACCTCTTCATGTCGGCGGTCAATGGGCTGTGGGGTGTCGGTATCAAAGAGGACGAGCAGATCAAGATCATGAGCACCGGCCTTGGCGCCGGCTTCATGTGGTTCGCGTCGGACCCGGAGGCGGAGTTCGGCCCGCTCGAGTTCGACGGCAAAGTCGCTGCCGCCCTCCAGGCCCGCCTCGACAAGCTCGAGCAGCGCATGCGCCGCCAGGCCCGCGAGCCTTTGCTGGCCCTCTCTGGTGACAGGACTGCCCGCGAGGCCGCGGTCGAGGAGGCGCGCGCGCACTCGCTCCTTGAGTCCTGGGTGCTCGCCCTGAAGGACCGCTCCGAGGAGGCGCTGGCCTTCACTGCTCTCTACCTCGGCGAGACGTCTGGTGGCTCGCTGAGCATCAACCGCCGCTTCGGCTTCGCCGGGAACTCCGGCGAGCTGCTCGACCGCATCATCAAGATGCGCGAGCGGGGAGACATCAGCCGGCAGACGCTATGGGAGGTGGCCGAGATGCTCCGCGCGCTCCCCGACACCTTCGACTTCGAGGCCGAGGAGCAGCGCCTCGCGGACGAGGGGCCGGCCGCCGGTGACGACGAGGAGATCCGCGGCAAGGTGGCGGCGCTGGAGGCGCGGCTGGCGGAGCGGGAGGGCAGCACGGCCGGCGGCGAGGAAGCGGAGGGTGGGGCTCGGCGGGAAGCGGCGTAGGGTGTAGGATTACCCAATGGACAACCTCACAACCGCACGCTATCAACCACTGACCGGCGAGGAATTGCTGGCCATCCTTGGCGGCTTCCGTCCGGTGCAAGGAACGCCGTCCGGCCCAGTGGCGATCCGCCGGAGCGCCGGAGCGCCCGGAGTGTCCGGGTCCAGCGTGAACGCCTCCATCGAAGAGAACGCGGACGGCACGCTGCGCGTGATCCTGCCGATCGGCGGCGGGCTGGAACTTCTGTTCCCACGCGTCAGATACGTCGACCCCTAAATCAGGCCGGATGTCCCACGACCCGAACCTCCTCGCGATCTTCGAGGTTGCGCTCCTCGGCGCCGGCGCCGCCCACTCCCTTGTCGACCTCCGCGCCTTCCGGTTCCCGGATACGGCCCCGTCTCCCTACCGGGGCAGGTCCTGGCGAGAGGTGATCCTCCAGTCGATCGGCGACACCGCGGCGACCGGGCTCGGGCTGCCCTGGCAGGTTGGGCGCTTCCTGCGGCGCTGCTACGATGAGCACCTACTGGAGCCGGGGTCGGCGAAGCTGGCCTTTCGCGACTTCACCCGGGAGCCGCGCCAGCGGCCGACGCTGGCGAGGAGGCGGTTGGTGCTGCTGGAGGGGCCGGGGAGGGATCAGCAATGAGCGACAGCCAGGCCGGCCCGCGGCTGTTGGCTTTCAGCCCGCGGGAACCATTCGCCACCACAGACCAGGACACGATCGAACAGCTACGCTCGTTGCTGACGGCGGCGGAGGCTGGTGAGATCGTCGGCTTGGCCTTCGTGACGCTGCAGCCCGCCGGCCGGGCCGGTATGGGCTGGACTGAGGGCTGCACAGCCGACCGGCTGACAGTGGTCGGCGGCGTGTCGTGTCTCGAGGCGATGATGCACCGGACACTGATGAGAGTCTGAGCCGGAGGTGATGAATGACCGAGACGCCATTGCGACGCAACCTCAGCTACTCCGAGGTCCTCCTGATGTTCTTGCTCAACACCAACCGTTCCGAGTTGACGGAGGAAGGGTTGGCTCGACTGAAGCAGGAGGTGGAAGCGGGCGCCACGGCATGGCCGCGGACCGAGCTCCCCGCCGTCCGCTTCCGTCGACTCGGGGAGAGTTCTTCTGGGGACGAGCGGTGAACGAGAGGGTGTTAGTGCGGTTGGGCAAGGGCGGTCCGCTCGCATTGCGGGACCCGGTCGGCGATCCGCCGACTATCTGCGTGATGGGTGAGCGCGAGCCGCGCCGCCTATCGAGCCAAGACGCCGAGCCTCAGACGTACGACGGAGAAGCAGTGATACGCGTGATGGGCGAGTGCGTTCCGGTCATCGTTCGGGTGCCGACGCGGCAGCGGTGATGGGCAAGCGGTCCAACCTCCGCCTCGTGCGGTCCAAGAAGCCAGCGCCAGCAGAAGAGGCCGCGCTGGCCGAGGCTAACCGGCGGGCAGATGTGATCCGCATGGCCGTCGTCCTCGCCGCCCGCGACCACAGCGGAGACGGCGAGATCCATCCAGCTCCGAAAGGCCTGCTCGACGCCTTCATCGGCTGGCTCACCACCCTGGACCGGCTCTGCCCCGACTCGGTCGAGAACATCGCTGTGGCGTTGATCTCCGGCTGGACGGTGCTGCGGAGCGCCGGCAACAGCACAAGCCTGCTCCAACTCACGCGCGACGTCGCGGTCATGCTCGGCGAGGCCGAGAAGGCCGGCGGCGTGCCGCCCATGAAGTCGAGCGCCGAGCCGGTCGCACTGATCGTCACCATGCGGCTTGCGGGAGCCGGATAGGGTGGGCGTCAACGACGACATCCGCGACGCAGCCCTGCGCCACCAGCTCGGCCTCCTCCGGGTGGACAACTCCACCCTGCGCAAGATCCTCCGTCTCCTGGAGGACGCCGACCTCGACCTCCAGGAACAGATCCGCGGGCGCATCGCCAAGCTCGCCGAGCGCGGCTTCGACACCGGGGCCGTCACGACCCGCCGTCTCGAGGAGTTGCAGGCCCTCGTCCGCCGGCAGTCCCGCCAACTTGCTGCAGCGCTCGGCCGCGCGCTCCGCAAGGAGCTGCTCGACCTCGCCGACTACGAGCGGGAGTTTCAGTCCGGGATGATGAAGAGCACGGTCCCGGTCAACATCGGCTTCCGCACCGTCTCGCCGGAGGTCCTGGAGGCGATCGTCACCCGCCGGCCGTTCCGGGGCCGGCTCCTGTCCGAGTGGGCGGAGAGGATCGGCGCCGACCGCGTGGGCCGGGTCATGCAAGAGATCAAGCTCGGCCTGGTCGAGGGGGAGAGCAGCGACAGCATCATCCGGCGCATCCGGGGGACGAAGGACAACCACTACCGCGACGGAATCCTGCGAATCACCAGGCGCGACGCCGAGGGGGTCGTCAGGACGGCGAGCGCCCACGTCACCAACTCGGCGCGGGATGTCCTCTACGAGCGCAATGCCGACGTCCTGCAGGCGGTGAGGTGGGATAGCACGATGGATGGTCGGGTGACGCCGCAGTGCTACGTCAGGCACACGAAGCGCTACACCGTCGCGGACAAGAAGCCGATCGACCATCAGATCCCCTGGTTGGCTGGGCCCGGAAGGTTGCACTTCAACTGCCGTTCCGCCTCGATACCGGAGATCAAGCCCTACCGCGAGTTGGGGCTTGACATCGACGATCCGCCACCTGGAGTCAAAGCCTCCATGGCGGGCCAGATCCCGGCAGACATGAGCCCGTTCGAGTTCATCGAAGGACCGGGGAAGCGCTTCGCCGGCGACGTCTTCGGCCCCACGCGCCTCCGGCTACTCCGGGAGGGGAAGCTGACGCCGCAGGACCTATTCGGCTCTCGCGGGCAGTTCTGGAGCCTCGACGAGTTGCGACGCCGGGAGGCGGAGGCGTTCGTCGAGGCGGGGCTCAGGGCTGCGGCTTAAGGCGCTTCCTCGATCCGTACTTTCTCCAGCTCGGCGTCCGTCAAAAGCAGCTCGACCGGGAGGACAAGCAGCTCCTGGAACTCAAAGCGGTGGAACCCCTTAGGTTCAGCGGCCAGCGCTTCTCGGATTCTCTTCACCTTCACCTCGGCCATCCCGACAGCGGCCTGCGCAACATCGGTAGCCCACCCGAGCTGCTCGAGAACTTCGACCACACCGGCGCCGGGCATCCCGGCCGGGCCGCTCACGATAGCGCCTCCCCGGTCCGCACCCTATCCAGTTCGGCATCGGCCAAGAGCGGTTCGACGGCCCGCACTACTTCTTCCGTCCAGCCGAGTAGTTCGGACAGTCCAGCCGCGGCCCGCGCCGCCTCCGCGGTCCAGCCGAGCTGTTCCAGCATCCTGGCTACTTCGGCCGCAGACACGCCGGTCGGGTCGCTCATTCAACTCCTCGCGCCGCCGCATGGGGCCGCGCTAGACCAGTGAACACCGGTGTGCGGTGGCCGGCCCTTTGGTACCGAGCGCTGACGTCACCGCGGAGCTGTTCCTTCTGCGCGATCCATTGCTCTGGCGTCAAGCTCGGCACCCCGAACGACCCGCAGACGCTGGGGTGGTCTTCGAGGTCGATCTGCCTGTGGCATACTGCGGACGCGATCTCTTCGTGGCGACTGAGCGCGGAAGTTTCTGTGCCGTGGGCCTCGTGGTAGAGGCCCCTCGAAGAGCCGTCCTGGAGAAACACCGCGGTCTCATAGGGCCACGGGGTCTCGCTGGCGAAATCGGCTGACGTGAATGGTGACCCGAGCACCGCGCTGGGGGCGCCGCCGCCGGCGCAGGTTTGGATGGTTGAAATTAGGTGCGTGCCGTTTACGCGCGTTTCCTTGAGCACCCGACTCATGGCATCTTCTCCTTTCCTCGACGCTGATCCAGCCAGCTGTAGGCGATCATCCCGATACCGACGAGCGGAACAAGTTCGTGCCAGTGGCCGCACGTGAACCCGATGGCAAAACCGACAGCGCACCAGGCTTCTGCCTTCACGAGTACTCCTCTCCGCGGCGAAGGCCGCATGCGACCCGGCGCTGCCAACGCCGGGTTTCGTGTTTCTTCCACCAGCCGCGCCAGACCACGGAACGCGGCCCCGGCGGGGACGCCCGAGCACGCGCTCACGCCGGCGGCTCCGGGAGCGGCATCCAGTGGGTGACGCGTTCCGGGACGCATTCTTCGATGTCCCACTCACCGCGAGCCTTCGACCAAGATCCCAGCGCCGTGAAAGGTCCGCTCTTGCTGCCGTGCGTCCAAACGATCGCGCGTACCAGCACCGGCTTATCCTCCTCCGGTAGCCGTTCCTCGACGCTGACCCAGCGACGCTGATCCCTGGCCGCGACGGTCCTCACGGCGCCGGCGCATCGCGGGCAAACCGCGGCTGATACACAACGCCGTTCAGGTCCAGCGCCTTCGCGCTCGAATTGAACCGGTTCCATTCCGGCCCACGAGCAGTCCATGCAGAACCATCCGGGCTGCCACAAGAACGGGCAGGGCAGGAGCGTCGGATCGCTCACGCCGGCGGCTCCGGAAGGGGCATCCAGTGAGTTACCAGTTCCGGCGCGGCGTCCCCAGGAAAGAACCCTATACGTAGGCCAATGAGTGCCCAACGCCAACCGCAATCATCGTCATCCGGTTCGGCCTCAAAGGATCTGAATCCCACGCAAAGCTCCGCGCTGGCGCCGGCGCGCCAGGCTTCTCCGTTGGGCAACCAAAGGTAAACGAATTGGTCAAAGTCGGGCAGCCGCTCCTCGACGCTGATCCAGCCGGAGGCGCGGCGGTTCCACTGTTCGACGAGGTAGGAGACGCCTCGACTCCCGCACTCGAAATCGCAGCCCACAGAGCAGGCGCGGCACGCGATCGTACCGCCCGTCTCGTGATCCTCGGGCTCTGGCGGATACGCGATCTCGACATCCGGGCTGCCGCAGAATGGGCAGGGCAGGAGCGTGCGGTCGCTCATGCCGGCGGCTCCGGAAGGGGCATCCAGTGGGTGACGCGGGAATGGGCCGGGGCCTCGAAACCATCTCGCTCAACCCGCACGGTCCAACCCCATTGCGGACCCGGCTCGGCTCTGAGGCCAGGTAGCAACGAATCCTCTGGCGCGCGCGAGCCGAGCTGTAGGCAGACTTCAGAATCGAATTCATCCGGCAGGTAGACCAGTACTGTCACGTGAACTTCCGGCAGTTGCTCCTCGACGCTGATCCAGCGCCGTCCCTTCCCGCCCAGCCAAGCGCCTTCAGTACCAGCTCCGTCTTCCCGGATGGCGGGAGGCGCTTCATCCGCTTCCGATCTCGCAAGGCTCTCGAGCATCGAACCGCGTAGGTGCAGGAGTCCAGAGATTTCAAGCCAGTCGTTTACCCGTCTCCCAAACCCCTGGTGCTCCACGACGGTTGCCGGTACTGCCAAACAGTCGATGAGCCGCCCCTCGACCCACGCCTCCCACCGACTATCACCCACGGAGTACCGGAACCCAGTGAAGACTGCGTCTAACTGCTGATCCGCGAGGTCCGTCACGCCGCCTCCTTCCCGCCGAGCCCCAGCGCCCGCAACACAGGCTCCCCGCCCAGCCTAAGGGCGCGCAGCAACCAGGGCAGCGCCTCTTCCGGGTCGTCAAGTCGAATCGTCAGGCGACCGCGCTCGATGGCGGCCACCCTCTTGATGCTGATCTCGGGAGCCCCAGGCAGCGCGGAGGCCTTTTCCGCCAGTTGCGGCTGACTGAGACCAGCCGCCTTTCTGGCCCTTCTGATCGTGCTTGAGAGCTGTGACATGGCTGTGGCGCTCCTTTCGCTCGCCGACGGCGCTCCCCGTAGTACCCATCAACCGCCTCATACCCGTCAACCGCCTCACACCCCTAATGGTACGCCAGGGTATCGGTAATTCCAAGATCTAGCGGTACACCAGTCTACATGGCTGGGAACGGACTGCCCTCCTGGGTGCGGGGTCTGGGCGTGATGAACCCAGGCCCCGCCTTCCTCTCCCGGCCCACCCACCGACATCCACATGACCGATCCGGCCGGGCCGGATTGGAGGTCCAGTGCGGGTCAACGTGAACGCCACGGCGAGCCTGGGCCAGGCGGTGAACCTGGCCGCGGGGCACGTCGGCGAGATGGCCGGCGCGGCCCTATCCGCCGCCGGCGCGGCGAGCGGCTGCCCGGTAGCCACGAGCGTCGGCAATGCAGTGAACGCGGCCGGCCGGGCGTGGGCGGATCAGGCGGTGGCTTCCGCCAGCCGTGACGCCGGAAGGCTGTCCAAGACGTGACGAGTCCCATCACCCGGCAACCGCGAGACGCGGGCGCCGGTTCCGCGGGGGAGACCCCCAAGCAGAAAGGCGAGACGCCATGAAGCTGAAGACGCTGAAGGTGCAGGTGGAAGGGAAGGAGCAGGAGGTGGCAGTCATCCTCGAAGGCATGCCGGTGCTGGTCTACGACGACGGGCGCGAGGCGCCGCTGGACTTCGTGCACCTCATCGGCAGCGTGAAGACGACCAGCAACGAGCGGGACAAGCTGCGCGAGAAGGTCGCGGCGGCGGAGACCGCCGCCAAGGCGTTCGAGGGCCTGGACGTGGCCGAGGCCAGGAAGGCCCTGGAAACGGTGAAGACCCTGAGCGCGAAGCAGCTCGAGAACGCGGCCGAGGTCAAGCGCATCCAGGACGAGGCGCAGACGACGCTCCGCGAACAGCTCGCGACCAAGGAAGCGGAGCACAAGACCACCGTCGAGAAGCTCACCGGCGACCTCAACGAGGTGACGCTCTCGAGCTCCTTCGGTAACTCCAAGTTCGTCGCGGACAAGATGGCCCGCCCAATCCCGCTCATCCGCTCTTACTTCGGCCCGTATTTCACCGTCCAGGACGGCGCCGTCGTCACGCTGGTCGACGGCAAGCCCCTGATGTCCAAGCAGAGGCCCGGCGAGTACGCGAACTTCGACGAGGCGCTCGAGTACCGCGTCATGAGCGACCCGTTCAAGGACGACTGGATCAAGGGGCCGAATAGTGCCGGCGGCGGTGCGCAGACCACCACCGCCACGCAGCAGCCCCCACCCGACAACGCAACACCGCTCCAGCTCCTCGAGGCTGGGTTCGCCGCGGCTTGACGGGAAAGCGAGAACCGACCCGTCCAGGCACGGCACAGGAGACGAACGTAGATGGCCAACATGACGCTCTACGAGTACTCAAAGCAGCCGAGCCTGAAGCCGCTGGAGAAGGGGGTCATCCAGATGTTCGCGTCGGTGAGCGACCTCCTCCGAGTCCTTCCGTTCGAGGACGCCCCGGGCGGCGCGGTCCTCTACGACCGTCAGGCCGAGCTCCCAGCCGTGGCCTTCCGCGGCATCAACGAGGCGTACGTCCCGAGCGTCGGCGCGCTCAACCCGATGGTCGATCCGTGCGTGATCGCCGGCGGCGAGTTGACCGTGGACACCTTCCTCGTGACGACCCGTGGAGACGCCGTGCGGGCCAACCAGGCTGCGATGAAGATCGCCGCGCTGGCGGCCGACTGGTCGCTCAAGTTCATCAAGGGCGACGCCGGCTCCAACCCGCGCGAGTTGACCGGCCTGCAGACGCGCCTCACCGGCGCCCAGGTCATCTCCGCGGGGACTACCGCGGGCGGCGCCGCTCTCTCCCTGGCGAAGTTCGAGGAGGCCATCGACGCGACGTTCCGGCCGACGCACATCCTGATGTCGAAGGCCATGCGTCGGCGGTTCACGGCGGCGGCCCGTGACACCACGGTCGGCGGCTACATCACCACGCTGAAGGACGAGTTCGGCCGCCCGGTCACCGCGTTCAACAACTTGCCGATCCTCCCACTCGAGGGCGCCGACGGCGGCGACACCATCCTGCCGTTCAGCGAGGCGGCCGACAGCGGCTCGGCCACGGCCTCGAGCATCTACATCGTGTCCTTCGGCCCGGCAACCCTGACGGGCATCCAGACCGGCCCCATGCAGGTCACCAAACTCAACAACGGCGGGCAGATGGAGTCGAAGCCCGCCTATGGCGTCCGCGTCGAGTGGTTCGCCGGCATGGCCCTGTACCACGGTCGCGCGGCCACCCGTCTCCGGCACATCGGCAACCTCGCCATCGTCAAGTAGATCGACAGGAGAACGACGACCATGCACGGATACGGGTACAACTTCGACGCCGACCTCGAGATGAAGGATGCCGGCCTGGTGGCCTCTTCGGGGGCCGCCCAGGTCGCCGGCGTCGACAAGGTGCTCAACCTCGGCGCCGGAGCGGGTGGCCGCCTCGACGTCGTAGTCGACGTCACGGCGATCGAGCTCGACACCGCCAACGAGAAGTACGAGATCGAGGTCCAGCTCTCGGACGTCTCGAACTTCGCGACGGGAGTCGTCGTCGCGGCCGTCCTCAAGCTCGGCGATTCTTCGGTGAACGGTGGCTCCGCGGACTCCATCGTCGGGCGGTACATCCTGCCCTTCGTCAACCTCTTCGCCGGTACCACCTACCAGTACGCGCGGCTGTTCACGCGCATCGCCGGCACGATCGCCACCGGCATCAACTACTCGGCGTTCGCCGCGCCGCCGATGGCCTAGACCTGTGTCTGGCGGCAAAGTCAAGCTGTGGAAGCTGACCACCGGCGAGGCCGTCGAGGTTTGGCCGGTGGATGCGCGGGAGATCCTGCGGGGCGGCGAGTACAGCATGTCGCCGCTACCCGCTGTCGCGACGGCCCCTGACGGGGATCCAGGGGGCGCGACCGAGGCGCCGACCCCCTTGCTGATCGACGGCGTCAGCCCCGCCGGCCTTTCGGTCCTCGTAGCCGAAGGCGAGACCACCGAGAGCCTGCTCGAGCTGGAGTCGGTTTCCGCGGACCTCGAGGCATTCCAATCGCTGTCCCGCGAAGACCAGGTAGCGCTCGAGGCGTGGCATCGAGTCGGCCGCGAGCGGTCCGTGCGTGTCGAGACCAAGAAAGCAGCCGCCGGCGCTCCGAGAAAGCCGGGCCGTCCCCGGAAGGGTGAGGTGACGAGATGAGCCGCAAAGTACTGGGCTACGAACCTGACCCGACGTATCCCGGCCTCCGTCGCGACCGCGAGTTCGACCTCGACGCCAACGAGGACAATCAGCCGACCACCACCCTGAACGTCGGCACCGCAGGTTCGGGTGTCACCGCCGTCGAGCAGGGCGATGGCTTCCATCACAAGACCGTCTTGACGCTCGACACGGTGCTGCCGGCCATCGCGGGCGGTGCCGCGCTCGGCGTCGGCAAGCTGATCTACACGCTGCCGGCCGGCGCCGCGCTAGTACACGCCTCGAAGATGGCCGTGGCCATCACCCAGACCGAAGGCAACATCGACGCCGACACCCCCGACGTCGGGATCGGTACGACGATCGCCTCGGGCGTCGTGTCAGTGCTCGGCGGGACGGCGGCGTTCGAGAACCTCGTCACGGGCCAGACCGCGACCAACTGCACCGGAACGCCGACGACCATCGCTCTGCAGCCGACCGCCGGTGTGGACCTTTTCGTTGCCGTCGGCGGCGATCACACGGTCTACCTGAACGTCGCGGACACCTGGGCCGCCAGCGGCGACGCCGCGGCGCTGCTGACCGGGACCGTCACCCTGATCTGGACCTTCGTCGGGTAGTCCCGAATGGCCTTGGTTCATGAAGACGGCACCGGCAAGGCAGACGCGGAGAGCTACGTGAGCGTCACCGACGCCAACGCCTACCACACGGCGAACAACAACGCTACGTGGACCGGCGCGGACGCGGTCAAAGAGGCTGCGCTGCGCAAGGCCACGCGGCACCTGGACGGCTTGGTCAGGTGGCCTGGCTGGAAGAAGACAGCAGCCCAGGCTCTAGCTTGGCCGCGTTCCGGCGCGCACGACCGCGAGGAGTACGCGATCGACGATGCCAGCGTGCCGAGCGTCGTCAAGAGCGCCACGGCCGAGCTGGCGCTCCGGGCGTTGTCGGCCGAGCTGGCCCCGGACCTCGCGCGCGGCGGGGCCGTCAAACGTCAGAAGGTCGGGCCCGTCGAGCGCGAGTTCGACGAGCACGCACCCGGCGGCACCTCGCGGCCGTGGCTGGACTTGCTCCTGGCGCCCATCCTGCCGCGGCCTGGCCGGCTGGTGAGGGGCTGAGGCCGTGAGCTTCGGCGCCGAGATGGCTGGTGTCGCCCTGGACATGATCGACGAGTTCGGGCGCGACATCGTGCTGCGCGACCAGCGCCGGACGCCGGCGGCTGCCGGAGGCTCCGTCACCAAGAACCCGATCGACTACTCGGTCCGGAGTGTGATCGAGAGCTTCGCCGCAAAGGAGGTCGACGGCGAGACCATCAAGAGGGGCGACATCAAGCTTTTGGTGGCCGGGACGGCACTGGCAGCTCAGCCGGCAGCCGACTGGAGCGCCTTCCTCGGCAGCGACGCCTCGGCCGTCCCGGAGCACCGCGTCATCCACGTGGACACCACCTACGCCGGCGACGTCCCGGTCCTCTACACGATCCAGGTGCGCCGGTGATTCGCGCAGAGGTCTTCGGCTTCGACGTCGTCAAGGCGGCTGGCGAGAAGTTCGTCAAGGTCCACCGAGCCGTGACGCTGGACGTTCATCGTAGATGGGTCCAGCGCTGCCCGCGGGACACCGGGCGGGCGCAGAACTCGGTTGTGGCCTCCCGCAACGCGCCGTCGACGTTCGTCCCGGCCCCGGGCGTGAACCTGCCGCCGGCGTCGACCCAGGACGCCATGGCGGCTCTCGCCGACCTCAAGCCAGGAGAGCGCACGCTGGTGAGTAGCAACCTCGTGTACATGCCACGCCTGAACGACGGATCGTCGAAGCAGGCGGGAGCGCACTTCATCGAAGCCGCGGTCGAGGAGGCGGTCTCGCCGTTCCGCCGATGAGCGATGAGCGAGCTTTCGGTCGTGCAGGCGGCTCGCGCGCGGCTCAAGGCGCAGTGGGCGACGACCGACATCGCCGAGGCCGGGATCGACTACGAGCCGATCGCCGGGCGGCCCTTCGTCCGGTACAGCCCGACCACGCTCGACGGACACCCGCTCTCGATCAACCGGCACGTGGCGCGCGAGGTCCTGATCGTAGTGGACGTCTTCGTTCCGAAGGGGGACGGCGAGGATCTGGGGATCCAGTATGCCGAGCAGATCCGCGCCATCTTCGAGCTTCAGGGCTTCGGCGGCGTCGTCTGTCGCTACGGGTCAATCCGCAAGGTGACAGGCGCGGACGATGTCCACAGCCAATTCAAAGTCGTAGTGCCCTGCTACATGCAGGCGCAGGTGCCGTAAGGAGGCCGCGATGATCGAAGTCAAGAGCGACGGGACTCTCGAGGGCACCACCCTCCACGACCACGCCACGGGCGAGACGTTGACAGCGCAGAGCTTCTCTACGGAGGGAGCCGCCTTCCACGCAGCGTTCGGCGTACCGGCTCCGGTAGCGCCGGAGAGTGACGGCGAGTCTGGCGACGCGACGGCCAAGCGCAAGGCGCGTGCCTAACAGAGCGATTCCGGGACCTTTTCAATTCCAGGGAGATAGGTCATGGTCGAAACCAGCATGGTGCAGGGGCGGACGTTCAAAGAAACGAGTTGGGGCGTTCCGCCCGCCTCGGCGATGCAGATCGTCAACGTCCGCTCGATCGGTCTCAAGCGGCCGCGCACCGTGGAGACGCCGAACGTCCTGCGCGGCGATCGCCGGCGCTACGCGTCCGTGGTGCTCCAGGAGAGCGGCGGCCTCTCGCTTCCGGGTCTCCTGCAGTACGGCAACCATACCGCCTACCAGGAGGGTGCCCTCGGCAGCACCTGGAGCGCACCGGTGACGGTCACCGCGATCACGATCGCCTTCACGGCCGGCACGAACGTGATCGCCGACTCTGGAAACGGCCTCGGCTCGTTCCAGGTCGGCGACTTCATCTACATCAGCGGCAGCGCCGGCAACACCAAGTGGCACGGTCCCGTCACCGCGGCGGCGGCCGGCTCGATCACCGTCGGCTCGGCGCTCGTGACCGAGGCTGCCGGACCGTCAGTCACGCTCACGACAACCCGGCTGATCGATGGTGCCGTCGACCAGTCCTATGCCTTCGAGTACGACCACAAGGATTTGGCCGCCAACTTTCGCGCGGCCAAGGGCCTGAAGGTCGGGCAGGTGGTGTGGAACTGGCAGACCGGTCAGTTCGTCGAGGAAAACTACGAGCTCATCGGCCAGGTGCCGGCGATGGCCAACGCCACGATCGGGACGGGGGCCGCTACGGCGGCCGTCACGACGCCGTTCATGAACGCGCTCGGCAACTTCGCGAAGATCGTCGAGGGCGGCGCGGCTTCGAACCTGATCATCTCGAGGCTTGGGATCACGGCGCTGAACAGCGCCGCGCTCCTGTACGGCATCGGCAGCACGGCGGGACCGAACCAAGTGGCCACGCCGACGTTCGACGTGTCGGTCGAGCTTTCCTTCTACTTCGACGCAAACGGACGTCTCATGCAGGACAAGATCGAAGCCCACACGACGACGTCGCTCTACTTCGTCGCCGAGGACAGCGCCGGCGGAACGATCTTGTGGCACCTGCCGAGCCTCAAGCCGGACGTGGGTGATCCGGAGACGGGCGAGGCCGGCAACCGCGTCATGGGCACGGCGAAGCTGAGCGCGTCCCACAACACCACCTACAACTACCAGATGGCGATGTTCAAGCGCGCCGCGGCGTAAAGGGCGGACCTCGGGCACGGCCAAGGAGAGGACGACAACGTATGGGGATCGGAAATCTGGCGAAGGTCTACGACTCCGCCGATGAACGGGAGGTTTCCTGGGGCGACGGAATCTGGCTCACGGTGCGATGGAGCGGCTACAAGCCATTCCAGGACTTCATGCAAAAGTTCTACCGGAAGTTCGAGACCCATGG